CATTATGGAAATTGTTCCATAATTTTCTTTTGTTGATTTATTGGTGTAATCATGAATTTTTCGTTATAATCAGGTTGATTTCTTGTCATGAAATCACTTGCTGATGAAAATAATCCTGTTACGCTGTTAATAAAACCAACTCTTGAATCTGAAGATTCATTTGATAGTTTGTTACCAAAATTTTGTACTGATTTATCTGCCAATGTATATGCAAGCCCAAAAGGCATTGAAACATTTGATGCTAAATTCATAGCAAAATCAAAAAATGCATTTCCAGTAGATGTATTATCATATGCAACATCATATCCTAATTTATATGGATGATTTTTAAATTTTTCTTTACCCCAATTAAATACGTTCGTACCAAATCCGCCTTTAGGCTGATCCATTGCTGATGTTATTCCGCCATCAACAACGTTTTCTTGTATTTGTGTAAATAATAATGAAGATCCTTCACCCCATCCTTCGCCTAAAAGCTCAGCTAAATCGCCGGGGGTAATATCATTATTTGGTTCAATACCTAAACGTTTTGCAACGTTTGTTTTCATGTATGTTTTATTTAAACCTATTGTTACAGGTATTTTCTCGCCATATCCTGCATATGGATCATCATTGATACCCATAAGTTGATAGGCTTTCGAGTTTGTCATAATTTCCAAATCTCGTGCTTTTTGTTGATATGCGCCGTCCGTGTAATTTGTAATTCCATTACCTAATGCGCTATAGAAATTAGCACTTGATAATCCGCCTGCATATCCTCTTTGAAACCCCTGACCGCCAGTTGCCCTTAAAGCGGTCAGAGGGTTAAATCCTGCTCTCTCTGCCTCGTTTCGCAGTTGAACAAGATCTGTTTGTTGCGCATTGTGATGCGCTTTTGTTGCTTTATGATTTCCGTAAGCTTGTAATGCCCCTGAAATTAATGCGCTTGTTCCACCTCTGGAAAATGAATTTCTTAATGTTCCAGAAAATATACCTTGTTTTGCAGTTCCACCTGATGGATGTCCTGATCTATTATTTTTGTATATTGTTGTATCTGCGCCTTTACCAAATGCTCCGCCAATTTGTGAGCCAGTATTGCCGCCATAATAGCCGCCTACAACTTTTCCTGCTGTTTCCCAAAAACCCATTAAATTGCTCCCGAATTTATCAACGTGTCAGAGAATAGGGCGATGCCCATAACTATTCCTGCAACTGTTGCGATAATAATGTCTTTTAGTTTCATTTAATCCACCTCCGTGTAATAAGGTCGATTGATACGCCCGCTAAAGCGGTGAATCCCAAAACGATACTTTCTGTTGTACCGACTGCAATTCCTGCACCTGCAAGACTTGAACCCAATATTGTACCTAGCCGCGTTATTACGGGCTTAAATATTTGCTTAATTAGTAGAATTTGCAATTTTTATCCCTTCTTATTTAGAAGGGGCAAAGTGCCTAATGGCCGATAATATATATTATGATACCATTATGAGACACTGTTTTGACCCCTTGTTGTAAACTGACTTTATTTTGTTGTGATTGTCAATAGCTTATTTTTGTTTTTGTATCTTTTTTATACTTTAAGCACCCTACCCGTCGCTTCGCTAGGGAAGGGCACTTAACACCAAGGTATATATACGCCGCCGCCGCCGCGGACTTTGCGTTTGTTATCACGTGGTTTATCCACACATCGTACACGCAAGGGTTTTTTCCTTGAAGATGGTTCATCTGTGTTTTTCCTTTGGCGTTCGCCAGATTGTGTGGCATTTGAAGAACGTTGTGGCAACGTTATCGGCGCAACTAGTATTTTGCTTGTTCTTAAAATGGTATTTTTGCCCAAGGTACCTCTTGGGCTGTTTTTCGTGATTTTATTTGTGTACCTTGTTTTATTGTTTTTACGACCTCTGGTCTTCGCTCTTGCCATATTTGATCCTCAGTTATTACTTTTATGTGGTCATCATAATCATTTTCCCAATAATATATTGGGATATCGTCATAAGTGCCTTCGACTAAATACATGCTTTCATTTAGTCCTTTTCCTGTTTGTTCTTGCCATTCTTCGACATACTTTACAGGTCTGTAATGTAGTCGTTTTTCTAATTCATCATCGGTGTAGTCTATATGGGTTTTTTTATCGATATATTCGTCGATATATTCGGAATTCCATTTGTAATCATGTGTTTGATCCCATTGATACATGAATTCGTCTAAAAAATTTTCTCTTGTTTTTCCCATCATATAGAACTTCTTTTCGTTGTTTTGATTATCTTTTATGTTTTTGATTTTGTAATATGGATTTTGCGGTGCTAATCCATTTTCTACGTATAGTTTGGCTAATTCTTTAAAGAATTGGTGTCCAATTGGTGGTTTTTTTGACATACTAAAACATTTTTCGTTTTGTATTTGGTCTTGATCTTTTAATATGTACTTAAGTGCATATCTAAAACCTTTCCAATCTGGTTGTTGAAAAAAGACAAGGCCATTTTTCCAAAACTTCCAACGTATCCGTTTATCTTGTTCCACGTCAGGATATGCGCCCTTGAAAAATAACAGGCAGTGGAAGTGAGCCCTTCCACGTTTTGACCCGTATTCCCCAACGACACAATATCTAACTTTGTATTTTCGACGTAGCCTTTTCATAAAGTCTTGAACGTCTTTGTAAACTAACGCTACCGTGTGTACTTCCTCTTTTCTCTCCTCCATTATTTTGTCGTCGTAGGTTAGTGTTACTGAGTAAGTTTTAGTTGAAAACATACTCTCGGCAGTGCATCGCGCTGTCCAGTCATTGACTTTCGTTGCTCTACACTGCCAGCATTGTGAACAACCCACCTGAATACCGCTATCTAATGTTGAAGGATTCAAACACATATCGATTTCCGGTGGTTTGTGTCACTAATGCATATATCCAACAAGTAGTATGGTTTTGCTCGACGGGAACGAACTCCAATACTTGGAGTTTCCGTTCGTTCCCGTCTGAGTTTGTTCAAACTCATTTTTTTGCCCATAAGGTTTTTAAGCGAGCTTGAGTTTCAAGCTGCTTTTTTGTTAATACCCTTATTTGTGGCGCACATATTTGGCGCCAATTTTTTAGTTCCCAGTGTGCAGGGTCCCAAAAATCCCAATCATCTCCGCTAATTAATTTTACATTGCATTTTCGCGCACATTCTTTTTGAATGGCGACCATGCAATCCCATTGTTTTTTACTTAAATTCCATGCTTTTTTTGCGTGAATTATATCAATTGCGCAACCATATTGGTGCGCGCTTTGTCCAGGCACTGCCTTAGACACGCCTTTATCATACATTTCTTGTTGTCGCGCATGTGAGCGCTTCAGTTCGAAGGCTCGAACTGGTATATCACGCAATTTCATTGCTTTATGCACAGACTTCCAAAATTTTATTATATCAGGGTGTACCCCTTCAAAATCTAGCGTCGTGTGCATTTGTTTGTATTTGAATTGTTTCATTGCTTCTGGGTCGGCAAGCGACCTCATAGCGTCTATATGATCCTTATGTACCAATGGTTCCTCACGATTGAAGTAATGGATACGGTCTAAAAACCGTATCCATCTAAACCACTTATTCGGTGGCTTCATCGTTTTTTGCTTCCTCTTTTAGTAAGCTTTCTTCCTTGAGCGGTGGTACGTCTACACCGTCAACTACTTGTGGTTGCAATTTTGCCATTGCTTGTCGTAATTCAGCTCTTTCCGCGCTTAACTCACGTTCACGGCGTTGTTCATTAATCTGAACATACTTCATTACTTTTTCCATATCGCTTGATTGTCCGCGTGTTCTTGGCTCGATATTTGTGTATGACGCTAAATCGCTGTTTTCAACGATTTGCTGAATATCGCGCAGTTTTACAAAGGTATCAGATTCTTTATCTGCCTTTATAAGAACATAAGCTGTTTCTAATGTTGAAAATTCTACCTTTGTATAATTTGTAAACATTCCAACCAATTTTGCATCTTTCATATTTTTGTTATTTGATACCCAAATTTCAGCAAGTGAATTTGTTGTGCATTCAAATTTAAATCGTGTTGGTCGATTTGTTTCAAAATTGATTGTTTGTCCGTTTTTTACTGGTGACCATTCTGAAATGTTACCATATTGAATTCTATTCATTGTTTTTTCCTTTTTTTTTGATTTGTTTGACGGGGCAGGGGAGGGGCTACCCCGTCAATTTCATTACTTCTCTATTCGTGCAATTTGCACTTGATCAGTAATGTGTTCATAATCGCTGTCATCTCCATCGCCCTCAGTTAGAGGTGCTCCGAATTGTGTATTTCCAACGATATTGATGTCGCTTAGCAAGCTTATTTCAAAGCTGTCTGCTAATTGATCAGAAAACGGCTTTTTATGAAGTCCTTGGCATAAATACCAAGTTTCATTTAAAGTCGGATTAAGCGTCTCTACACTCCAAATTCGACTTCTATCCTCACTGTAAGCATCGTTTGCAGGTCGGTAAAATTTGCCGCCTACATTTGCCATATCGCGTTTCCAATGTGAATTCATTGGTGCGTATCCAAATGTAGCATCGGGTGTTGCGTGTTCGATATCAATTTCATTGTTTTTGACGACACGAATTTGCTCTGGATCAAGCAAATCTGGTAACGCATTCGGCAATTCGTCAGGATCTGACATGTGTAAAAAATGGTCTTTTTTACGTTCGAATAACCGTTCTGGCATTATAGATGCACATATCAATAATGTACCACCGCAATTCATTTGTGGTAATCTAATATTTAAATCAACTGTAGCTGAACCTACTGTTGCTGATTTATCTAAATTTGCGCCATCTGTTGCATATCGCTGATTATAATTAATCATTGCTCTTTGTTTTGCCAATAGTATTGGCTGTTGCATAGCCGTTTCTGGCATTCTAATTCCGGACATTAACATGTCAATAATTTCGTCGTCCAGACCGTTATACTTCTCGCGGATTTTTGCAAATCCGGCTGTTTTTCTTGCTAACTCAATATCAGCAAGTGACATTGTTGCGTTACCGCCTGTTGTTAGCTCTGCATATATTTCATCAAATAAATACATGTCGCCCTGATCTATAATATCAGCGCCAGTCATTGCAGGTGAAAACCCTAAATCAGATGTTGTTGTTTGATCTAATGAAGCTCTTCCCGTCAAATGATCACGTGAATACATTGGTGCTTTAATTGGTGCTTGAAATGTCAAGCCTTGTAATGACACTTCGCCGTCAATTAAAGCGCTGTCAAAATCAGGAACGATATTTTCCATGCTTGTATTTAGCCAGAATGCTTCTGCTAGTGTGTGGTCATATTGATTTCGTAATGGCAATGATGGTGATCTTGCCTTACGCATATGATTAACAACTTGGTTATAACTTTGAACTAAAGTATTGTTAACATGTGTTCCTTTTATATGAAGACCCATTGTTTGATAAAATTGCGCCCTATCAGTATACCAATTTTCGCCAACATATGTGTCATATACATTTGGAGTACCCGTAGTTACTGTATCTGTTGAAGCTATATAATATTTATTTGTTTCAAAAAATGGTATTACTGTACCTGCTGTTCCAACCTTTTTTTGATATGATTTGTTGAATTCATGTAATGATCCACCAAATTGTTCATGTGCCAAATGTGG